AAGACAAGCTTCTCTGAACCTTATAGCGGAATCCCAAAGTGTCTGGGCCTCGAACTCATCCCACTCGATATCGAACTCCATATAACTCGAACCGGCGAGCGCAACCAACTTAGCTTGCTTGATACCAAAAATTCTCATGTACCAAAGCACCTGCGCTCTGTAAGCTTGTGGGACTCCACTCCAGTAATCTCTCGAAAACTTCACCTCGATAATTCCCCAGTTGCCGTCAGCATCTTTATAAAGCCCATCCGGGTTAGACCTAGCCCAAGGGTTTTCTTTGTTTGCCCAAGTTCCTGTTTCAAAGATTTCTAACTCAGGATGCTCGTTAGCAAAAAGATTCAGGATTGGTGACTCGAGAATTGTCCCTAGCTTCATGCTCATATTTAGTGGGACTTCATCGGGTATCTGCCCGGTTTTTTTAGCCCACTTGGTTATTGCGGATTCCCAAGTGCTTAGTCCGGTAATCGCTGCGATGTCCGAACCACCGACTGCGCCCGGCTCATTCCGCAAATCGTGCCACTCTTGACTGCCGTTAGCAAAGTCCCCTAGTAGGACCGCATCGAGCAACTGATTTATTTCTGCTGGTAGTTTATTTACTGGCAAGGTTTCCCTCTCTTTTCCTTGTCGCAGAACCACGCTCACTTTTGTCGGCGTGGTTTTGCTATTTCCGATGGTTTCACTCTAGGGTGTACCTATGACATTACGCCAGATTGAACGGAAATATATCGAATTACAGGAAGCTATAAGGGAAAATGATGGGGTCGAGTGCTCCCAGCTCCCGGATGTTTTCTTTCCCGAAGGGGATACCGGCTCAGCCGAGTATCGAGCAACAGTAAAGATAGCCAAGGCTGTTTGCGCAGATTGCCCTATCAGAAGGTTGTGCGAAGATTACGCTAGAGCCGCTAATATGCAGGGTATCTGGGGAGGCACTACTTACTTTGAAAGGCAAAAATATAAAGACTAGCCTTTTGAGTTAGGGGTTTTATCCGCAATCTTCCCGAAGCTCTTGTTGAGCTCATCCGGGTCAATCTTTCCATCTGCTAGGTATGCCCTCGATAGCTCTTGAGCTACATCAATAATTCCGGCAAAGGCAGCCATCGCAACAGCCTGAATAACCTCAAGGCCGATAACAGCTCCACCGACAAAGATGCCGGTTACTTTTAGAATTATGACCGCTAGGGTTCTGCGAGCGATATCTAACCACATAGGTTGTGCCTTCCGTCAAAGTTTGAGCGTAGGATATTTAAAGTTTACTGCCTAGCAATTACGCTGGTTGATATAAAAATTGACACCCTAGAAGGCTTGTACAAGCCTTGAAATGCTGTCCGGGTAGTCATTCCCCTGTTTAGGGTGTAAACCCCTCTATGAGCCTTATAGGGCTGTTTAGCCTAGTTTCGACCAAGTTAGGGGACCAACAATGCCGTCTGCTAGTAGGCCGTGCTTCTTTTGGAAGGCAACTACAGCTTTGTGAGTTAGTGGGCCGAAGGGACCAGTTGGATTTACGCCTAGTTTGTTTTGTAGGTATGTAACATCCGGACTTGCTGGCTCTCCACGCTTTAGCTCTTTGCCTCGGTAAGCTCTTGACCCGGCTTGAGCAGGCTTCGGAGGTGTAACACCTGTAGGTGCTCCCCTGAAAGCTTCATAATCAATGTTGCCAGTTCCCATAGTTGGCTTGCCTCCGACTCGGAAGGATAGGTGAAGGTGTGCGCCATAGCCATTTTCTTTACCTAGACCTGAGCCACCGACAAGCCCGATGACTTGCCCTTGCTTTACTTGCTGGCCAGCAACGACATCAATGCGTGATAGGTGTAGATAGTCTGCGTTGTGACCCGAGGGAAAGCTTTGGAAAATCATGCGACCACCAGCACCAGCAAAGGTTGGAACTATGCCGGTAATTATTCCGTCTGCTAGTGCCTTAATAGGTGTACCTGTCGCTACTGCGTAGTCTGTCCCGGGGTTTACTGAAGGCTTTGCTCTGTTTTTATGTCCATTAAAGCTGTCAGAAATACTTCCACCATCTACCGGTCTAATCCAAGTTGTCATTACTTTCCTACTGTTGTGATTATTAATCCGATTATGGCGATTGCTGATGATGTTAGGCCTGTGTAAGCAATACGCTCAATCCAAGCAAGTCTAGCAAGGGTAAGTTCAACCTCTCTAATTCGGTCTGGCACATCATCAAGATGGTCAAGTTTCTGTAAAACCTTGACAAGAATCTCGCCATGCTCAAGTTGCTTTTTGTAAATGTCAGCTTGTGTAATGCGAACTGAGGTCGTTTCCTCAGCCATTACTCTGCTTCTTCAGAAAAGTCCCGAAGCTCCCAATTTAGTTCTTCTTCATTCCAAGTGTATGTAAAGCCGTCAGTTGGGTAAGGCACAGGTGCTTCCCATTGGCAAGTTTGCTCATTAAGTGTCCAAGAGTCAAAAGGCTTAGGAGAGATAAAGGCATCGCGCTCAGCATCGTAGGTAAAACCAATGCCGGCGTAGTTTTTTCTAATGTTGTTGTTGTAGCTTGTTCTTTTACAGGTCTGGCCTCTAAAGTTGCCGTACCAAGTTTCAGGGTCAAGGCCCTCAATCAGCTGGCTTTCATCAATACCAGTAATGACCTCTGTGACAATGTTGTCACTATCTAAAAAAGCGTAATGCGCCATTATGTCCAACTCACATTTCCAGTTCCAGCGGTAATCGTGGTCACTTTATCACTTCCAACAGTTGTTGTAGAAGCAGTTAACCCAGCTCCTATTGTAATTGTATTAGCAGCAGGGTATTTGAAAATTACAACTCCAGAACCACCAGCACCAGCAGGACCTCTGCCAGAGAAACTGTCACCACCACCACCACCAGAACCAGTATTTGTACTACCAGCAGTTGGACCAGAAGTGTTTCGTTTAGCTCCTTGACCACCTCCACCAGTACCACCAGAAGCAACCGCTAATGAAGAACCTCTCGCACCGCCACCTCCACCAGCTCTAGTAACAGATGTTCCAGTAATGCTAGAAGCTAAACCTGCTCCTCCAGTAGACCCAGAGGCTCCAGAAATTCCAGCACCACCAGCACCACCACCGCCACCACCAGCAAAACCTTCATTAGTAGCAACAAAGTTTCCAGCTCCACCATTACTACCTTGACCAGATGGAGATGCTGAACCAGAAGCTCCATCATAAGGAGCACCACCGCCAGAGCCGCCATTTAGGGCGTTTAGACCGGCTCCACCGCCACCTCCACCACCAGTAGCAGTTATGGATGAAAAAACGCTGTTAGACCCAGAAGTACCATTGGAGCTGTTCCCAGAACCACCAGCACCACCAGCTCCAACAGTGACAGTATAAGATTCAGTCAAAGTTAAGGTGACATTAGATGCTGTTAGGTATCCACCTGCACCACCACCACCAGAAGCGGAATCACCACCACCACCACCGCCAGCGATAACCAAGTATTCCGCAATCATTCGCTGTGCTGCTAACCAACTCACATTTCCAGTTCCAGCGGTGATTGTAGCTATTTCGTCAGACCCAACTAGAGATTTTGTACCAGTTAAGCCAGCTCCAAGAGTAATAGAAAAGGTATTTGGGTAGCGTAAAACTACAAGACCAGAAGCACCTGCTGCCGGGTTGTATGAAGTTGGGGAACGGAAATATCTTCCAAAACCACCAGAGCCTGTATTAGCAGCTGGGTCAGTTCTAAGAGTTCCTGTGTCACCAGCACCAGCACCACCAACTGCTCGTGTAACGCTAGAGCCAGTTATAGATGAGGCTAAACCTGTTCCAGCAGCACCAGGAGTGTTACCAGAACTGTTGCCACCAGCATCACCAGCACCACCACCACCTCCACCAGATTGACTAACGCCAACAACATAAGCTCCACTACCACCACCTAAACCTTGTAACGCAGTTCCAGAACCACCAGAGGCACCACCACCACCAGTATTGTTACCACCACCACCACCAGAGCCACCAGTTAATCCTGCACCAAATGTGGTGTTGTTACCAGCTCCACCACCACCACCACCCAAAGATGTAATAGTAGCAACTTGAGAATTTGAACCAGATGCAC